GAGGTTGAGTTAAGTTCTGGGGAACTGTCCCCTACGCAAGAACTGTTAATCGGAATGTTGGTGATGACTGTTCAGACTTTGCTGGATGCTCATTGCGTGGTTAGTGATGAAGGGTATATTTACAAATATAACGCTGGCGAGGCGGTTAGTGCTCACATGAAAGTGAGGACTGAATGTCTGGATAAATGCATCAAGATCATGCGTGAACTGGACATTGCAAAAGTTAAGAAGCTAACCTCGGATGTAGATGAGTTATTCGCCTCTGCTTGAACCTGCGTTTAGATATGCCACCTCAATTACACGGGGTGACATTAAAGCCTGTGAAGATGTTAAGCTGGCTTGCCAGAGATTTCTGGACATGGCAGAGCGTAAAGACGCGCCTTATGAGTTTGTTCCCTCAAAAGTTGAGCACGTTCTTAAATTCGTAAAGTTCTGTAAGCACATCAAAGGACCGGACGCTGGACAACCAATTGAGTTACAACCTTTTCAGGTTCTTTGGTTAGCAGGGATATATGGGTTTAGGGCTAAGTCTGATCACAATAGAAGATGGGTTACAGATGTGATTTTGTTTGTTCCTCGAAAGTCAGGAAAGACAACTCTTGCATCTATTGTGGCGGCTTATGAACTTCAGTTTGGTGAAGCTGGCGCAGAAGTCTTTACTTTGGCGACCAGTCGAGAACAGGCGTCTATTTGTTTTGATTCGTCCAAGGCGATTATTGAAGGCATGGACGCTCAGTTAAAAAGCAGGTATCAGCTTTACAGGTCTGAGATTAAAAAGACCGGAGATTCGACTTCTACCTATCGGGCGCTGTCCAGAGAAAACCGAAAGACGGGTGACGGTAAAAACCCATCGGTTGCAATGATTGATGAGGCGGCTCAGATCATTGAACGAACCAATATTGAAGTTTTGCACTCAGGCATGGGTGCGCGTAAAAACCCTCTACGCATTTATTTAACGACTGCATCGTTTACCAAGGAAACCAAGTTCCATGAGGATTTGAGCCACTTTAGACAGGTTCTCAGGGGTGCAGCAGAAGACACCTATAAATGGTTTGGATTGCTTTATTCAATTGATCCAGGCGATCAATGGACAGATCAGGAAACTTGGGGAAAAGCCAATCCCATGTTGGGAATTTCGGTAACGGTTGAAGCTATACAACATATGGCAGAAGAAGCCATGAGTAAGCCTGCCAGTCTTAACGAATTCCTCTGTAAGCAACTAAACATTTATGTATCAGCAAACGCTGCTTGGATTGACAGACGATATTGGGATGACTCGGTATCTAAGATGCCAGATGACAAACCAGAAGCCACTTTCCTAGCGTTTGACTTGGCACACAGCCGCGACTTAAATGCTGTCTGTACGCTGCACCGTTATGGCGAAGAAGACCTATATGCCAGGTTCAAATTCTTTCTGCCTGAAGATTCGCTAAGTCTGATTCCTAATCACTACAAGTCGATTTTTAGTCAGGCTATCAATTCAGGCATTTTGAAATTGACGCAAGGTAATGTGACTGATTTGAATGAAGTGGAAGCTCACATAAAGCAAGAAGCAGAAAAATGGGATGTAAAAGAAATTTCGTACGATCCGTATAACTCTGCTGCTTTAGTTGCTAACTTATACAATGCTGGCTTGCCTGTTAAAAAAGTTGGTCAAGGTATGGCGGTTCTCTCAAACCCATCCAAAACTGCCGAACAGTTAATTATGAAGAACGCTATTAAACACGATGGAAATCCATTTGTAGGGTGGCAATTAAGTAATTGTGAAGTTTATACAGATGTAAACGCCAACATTAAAGTTAGAAAAAACGAAGCTGACCCATCGGCTAAAGTTGACGGAATCATTGCTTTAATCATGGCTTTACATAGCCACTTAGATAACATTTTTGTATCTGATTCTTATGGCGTTAGACTATTAGATTTTTGATGTATATAATACATACATGGAAAATCAATTCTATGTTTACTTACACACAGATAGTCTTGGGGAAATCTTTTACATTGGTAAAGGATGCAAAAGACGCGCAAAAAGTTTTGGGCACAGATCAAAGGATTGGAAAGAAAAGGCAAAAAACGGTTTTACAGTAAGTTATGCCGCAACTAATTTAACAGAAGAAGATGCTTTTGATTTGGAAAAAAGGTTAATTGCTTATTTTCTGCCTTTAGGTAAACTTGTTAACATTTATTCTGGTGGTGGTCCTGTTGGTCAATCAATGTTAAGAACTGGTAGAAAAATAAGTGATGAACACAAGCAAAAATTAACATATGCTAATAAAAATTACGATCCAGAAAAATATAGAAAAAGCTCAGAAACATTAGCGATTAGAGAATACATAACACCTGCTGGAAAATTTCATTCTTTAAGATTGGCTGCTGAAGCAAATCAATGTGCTGTGATGACAGTTAGAAATCGTTGTCATGGTTTTATTGCTAAACGTGGTGAAAAAAAATACAACGTGCCACCTAAAAAGGGTTGGTCATTTGTAGAAAAAGAATAAAATAAAGAAAAGCGAGGTGAATCATGGGAATTTTGGACGTTTTCAAGCGCAAAGAAGTTAAGAAAACAGAAGCCAATACGATGTTTGGCATGACTGCTTTGGGAAACAACATCCTCATTGCACAAGGCGCTAAACCTGATACACCTTACGCTCAGTTACTTTACGTCACCACTGGTAGCTCGACCAATGCTGGTCGCCCCGTGGATATGTCCATGCTGTCGCGCAACAGCACAGTCATGGCTTGTATTGCGGCTAAAGCAAGGGCTTTATCTCAATTGCCCATTCGCGTTATGGCGCAAGATGACACTGGCAATTATGTTGATGCAATCAGAAACCCTAACGTTGGTCGCAGAGACAAAGACAAAGCCAAATCTGTCTATAACCTGTTGACCAACCCTAATAATTTCCAATCTCAATATGAGTTTTGGTATCAATGGTTGATGTGGTATGACCTTTCGGGCGAAGCATTTACCTTGTGGTGGAGAAAAGACCAAGAGAGTTCTACGCAAACTCCTTTGGAAATGTACATTTTGGATTCAAGCCTGATTGCGACCACAATCACGCCGACTCGTTATCCTACATATCGGTTAGCTTCTCCGTCTTACGGATTCAACAAAGACCAACAACTTCTAGCTCACCAGATCATGCACATCAAAGAAATGGCATGGCAAGGTTCGTCTGGTTTTAACAAAGGCATTTTGGCTGCTGAACTTGTGGGTTTGGATCAAGACATTGATCTTTACGCAAACTACATCATGCTTAACGGCGCAAAGCCTTCAGGTATGTTTGTGACCGAACAAGTTATTCCCGATGCCAAATACAAAGAAATTGCGGCACGACTAAAAGAGGCATGGTCTGCCATGACTGGAAGCCGACAATCTGACCCGTCTAAAGCAGGTCAGGGTATGCTTTTGGATCAAGGCATGAAATATCAACCTCTGGATATGTTAACTCTCCAAGACGCTGATGCTGCCAAACTAAAAGAACAAACCATGAAACGTATTTGTGGTTTATTTGGTGTGCCTCCAGCAATGATTGGAATCGCAGATCAAAAATACAACAACACCCAAACCATGCTGGATGAGTTCTACAAATCCACCATGTATCCCACTTTGGTGAATATCCAGCAGAAATTGAAACAGCATTTGTTTCCTGGTTATCCATCCTTAACAATTGAATTTGATACTCGGAACTTCCTGAAAGGCGCTCCGCTAGATCAAATGAACTTTGCCAAAGCAGGCGTAGACGGTGGGATTATGACGCCCAACGAAGCTAGGGAATATCTTGGAATGCCTAACCTAGCCGGTGCTGACGATCTAATTGATGTTAAGGGCAAAGATAAACCGATTCCAGGCACTAGCCCACAAGACACCGGAGGTGGGGGTGGTAATCAAACTCGGAAAATGAATATCGGCAAATAAATATGTCCGTTATTTTTCGACTTGTGATAGCATCCTTGGCAACATATAAGCCGAATACACCGCCACCCCCAAGAAGGGGTCGCCCACCTAAAATAATAGACGATATTGACCGAACTAAAGTCGATGAGGTAATCCATGACCAAAAATCTAATGATGGTATGCGAGGCAAAACTCGCAATCGAAAAAAGCGGCGAGGAACCGAGTGGAAAGATTGAAGCTCGCGTTACTACCTGGGGCGCAAGGGAAGGCGCTGATGGTCGGCGCTTTAACTACCAGCCAGAAGGTTTTATGGATTGGGCAAAAGAGTTTTCTAAGTCTGGTCGCCCCTTGCCGATGTTTGTTAACCACGATGCAGACGCAATCCCCGTGGGTGAGTGGACCTCTTTTGAATTTGATGATGATGGCATGACTGCCTCTGGTCGTTTGTATGTCAACACCACGACTGGTTCTGATCTATACCAAGTAATGTGCGAATCGCCCAATATGTTTGGTGGCGTTTCTGTTGGCGCATACGCTGAAGAATATCAATGGGTCAAAGAAGATGGCACACCTTATCCCGCAGGATCGGGTGATTATTGGGAAAATGGTTATTTTCAGATCACCAAAGGTGGTTTGAGAGAGGTGTCTGTCGTTATGTATCCAAACAATCCCCAAGCTGAAGTACAGAAGTTAGAATTTTTCCGTGAGGATGGTTCTGCTGATCTAAAGGTTTTGGAATCTGCCTTGCGTGAAGCAGGGTTGTCCAAGAAAGATGCGGTCGCTGCCGCATCTACGTTCAAGAAAGTTTTGGAACAGCGTGATGCTGTAAAAGAACCGATTGAACCTGCGCCGACTCAGAGCGACTCTGATGCGGAAGCGACCGAAGCTGACATTATCGCTGCCCTTGAGGAACGCGAACTTGTCAAAATCCTAACTCAACGAATCAAAGGTTGAAAAATGTCTCAAATCATTGAAAAACTGGACGCTATCGAAGCCGCTAATCTGGCTAAGATTGCTGAAGTGACTGAAGCTGCCAAAGCTGAAGTCGAAGCCGCTAAAGCAGAACTGACCGAAAAGGTCGCTGCTCTGGAAGCAAAAGTTGCCTCTGTGCAAGCCCCCCAGATCATCACTGCTCCCACCAAGAGCGTGATTACTGAAGCTAACCGCGCCGTGAAAGACCAACTGAAATCCTTCTTTAAGGATGGTGGTCGCATGGAAAAAGAACTGAAGCTCTTTGAAGACGAAAGCCAATACGCTGCGTACATGAAAGAAGCCTCGGCTCTGACTGGCGGTGGTGACGGTTTCGGTGGTCGCACTGGTTACGATCCCGTGTTTGTTGCTCTGCGTTTGGCTAACCCGCTGCGTGACATTTCTCGCGTTGTCGCTACTGATGGTTCTTCCTATCAGTTCCGCGCCAAGACGGGTAATGCTGGTGCTGCGTTTGGTTACACCATCCAGAACAACGGCTCGGCTACCACGGAAAGCACGACCATTTGGCAATTGGTTCTGCAAGACATGAACGTTCAGTTCCCGATCCGTACTGCGGCTCTGGACGACATTGATGGCTTGGAAGCAAACGTCATCAGCGATATGCTGTTGGAATTTGCCCAGTTGGAAGCTCAGTCGATGATCCAGAACAATGACCAGGGTTCGACCTCTCTGCCTTATGGCGGTTCGAACGGTCTGCGCGGTCTGGATCAGTATGGTGGTGCTAACTCTACCTACACTGGCGGCACGACCTCCACGGCTGCTTACGGCACTTCTGGCACTGGTTCTACCAGCGGTCTGCATTCTCTGGCTACCTATGACCAGATCACGACCAACGCCAACACTGTGGGTGCTGCAAACATCAGCTATCAAGACGTTGTGAACTTTGTGTATGCATTGCCGCAACAATATTGGACGCCCGATGCTAAGTTCATGATTAACCCCGTTCTGCTTTCGCAGATTCGCGGTTTGAAGGACAGCAACGGCACTCCGATTTTCGAGCGTATGCATCCTCTGGCTGAACCTGGCATTGTTGGTAAGCTGTTGGGCTTTGATGTTGTCGTGAATAAATATCTCGACAATCCTAGCCAAGCCACCACTGGTTCCGCTGGTACTTCTAGCCTGTACCCCATGTATTTCGGTGATTTCCAACGTGGTCATACCATCGTTGATCGCCTGAACATGGTTCTGCGCCGTTACGACCAGACAGCTCCCGGATTTATCACATATTTCGGTGAAAAGCGTCTGTGCAACTCGGTGCGTGATCCGTTCAGCATCGTGCGTTATCGCTCGACTGGTACTGCAACCTAAAGAGAGGTGGGGGAGAAATCCCCCACTTTTTCTATTTATTTTTTTCTTGGAATTGCCATGACATATACCGAAAAAATCCTAGAAGGAATCAAGAAAGCAATCATCGAAGGCGGCAAGCAAACCGTAGACTTGCGCGAAGCCTCTGCCCTTACTGGTTCTGGTTCGGGTGTCGGTGGTAATGTTGTTTTTGATGATTCATTTGCTGCACTGCGTTACGCTAACCCGCTACGCATGGGCGCACGACAAATTTCTGTGAGTGGCTCTGACGTTCAGTTTGTTGCTAAAACTGGTAACGCAGCCAACTCAACAAATCCTTGGGGCTATACGTTCACGCCTAACTCTGGTTCTCCGAACGTCAGCACCTCAATCTGGCAATTGCCTGTTCGCGTATTGGTTGCACAGTTGCCCATTCGTACCGCTGTGTTCTCTGATGTGAACAACCTGCCCAATACTTTGGTTGAAGACCTTGCGTTGGAATTCGCTCAACTTGAGGGAACTTCAATGGTGCAGAACAATGACCAGACTGGAACCACGACCACTTCCACGGGTGGCACTGATGGTTTGCGCGGTCTGAATATGTATCTGAGTTCTAGTGCAAGTGCTTATGGTTCTTCTGGGACTGCAATCACAAACGGCATTCACACGATCTCTACTGTGGCAACAACTGCCGCTGCCACCTACAACAATATTGTGAGCATGGCGTATCAGTTGCCTTCTCAGTATTGGTCATTGCCTGGAACTGCATGGCACATGACGCCTGACATGATTTTGGCTCTGCGTGAGTTGAAAGATTCTCAGGGTCTGCCGCTGTTCTTGGAAATCGGTGATTCGGATGGCGCTGCTGTGGGTCGTGTGTTTGGATGGCCTGTCATTCCCAATCCGTACCTGACTGCTGCTTTCCCGATTTATCTGGCTAACTGGCCTCGATTCCTGACGATTGCTGACATTGAAGAAATGTCCATTCAAATGTATGAACAGAGCGCGCCAGGTTTTGTGACCATGTACGCAGAGAAGCGTTTGGCAAGTTCCATCCGTGATCCGTTCGCGGGTGTTCGTATGTCCTACACGGCTCCGTAAAAAATGCCTTCACAAGACGTATCCAATTACCCGTTCGCGGCGATCACGCGAAATCCGTTCAACTATTCAAAGTTTGAACAGATTAACCGTGACGTGGTTACACCTTGGCTAACGCTTGATGAGATCACCCAACAACTGAACTTGTTTCAGGATGAAAGTCAGGACACTTATCTGTCCTCTCTTGAGTTGGCAACTCGTCAAGCGATTGAGGACTATCTGGGTATGTCCATCATGCCCTTGTCCTATCGCGTCTGGTATGGCACAGAAAGCCTTAATTCAAGCCCTGTGAGCCTTGATCTACCGGAGGTAAGTCAGAACCTTTACCCCGATGAAGCAGGCGTCACAATCGACCGTGTGGCTTATTACAACGGCAATTTTCCTGCGACTATTGTTGAGGTTGATGTTAGTCAGTACCAATATGATCCGTCTGGAAATAAAGTGATTGTGCAAAGCCTGCCCACAACGATCAATACGGCAATGACTGCGCCTGTGATTGTCGAATATACGTTGGTGGCTAACATTCTTTCCACTTATCCGGTAATCAAACAAGCTGCACTTTTGTTGTTGACTCATCTTTACAACAACCGTTCCAACACAACGGACAATCAGCTTAAAGAAATCCCGTTTGGCGTTGCTGCCTTGCTAAGACCTTACAAACCACTCGTCATGTGATTATGTTTTATACATACGCTCATATTAGAAATGACACAGGTCAAATCTTTTACATAGGTAAAGGATCGGGTCGTCGTATGTATAGAAAAGATGCAAGGAATTCTCATTGGCATAATGTTGTAGCAAAAGCTGGATATAAACCTATTCTTTTGTCTAAATGGAAAACTGAAAAAGATGCCTATGAGCATGAAAAATTTTTAATTGAATGTTTTTCTGGATCATTGGTAAACCAATCATTAGGTGGTGATGGAAATGATGCCAAAGGAGGGCTATCTTTTGCTGGCAAAAAACACACTGAACAAACAAAACAAAAGTGTAGACTTATTCAACTTGGTAAACCAAAAAGTGAACAAAGCAAAAAATTAAATGCTGAAGCGCATAAAAGAAAAATTAGCATTGATGGAATCGTGTACGATAGCTGGAAAGAAGCAAGTTTTCAAACCGGAATTCCAATGGGTTCAATGAGTTATTTGCTAAAAAATCATCCTTGCTCTGGAAAGTGGGCTAACCGCATTCTTAAATTGGTGATGTAAATGGCAATAGCACGTTTTGAAGAAATCACAGTTAAAAGCCTGACGTTTGGAAAAAGTGACTTTGGCGAACAAAGCACAACTCAAACAAATTGGTTTAAGACTCGCGCCAGAGTTCATTCGGTGGCAAACAGTCTGCGGATTTCTGAGAAATATCGGCTGTATCAGGATGTTGTTAACTTTACCCTGAACTACACGCCCAACACCAAAGAAATGGTGGACAACCAAAATCTTTACTCAATCAATTGGAGAGGTAAAGATTGGCGAATTGACAATGTGCGTGAATCAGATGACCGGATGACGGTTCTGATTTTGGCTTATCGTACAGACCCAGTCACGGCGGTTTAAATGGCACAGATGAACCCTGTTCAATATGGGAAGGCGATTCAGTACCAACTGCAATCTATTGTCACGCCTGTGCCTGTTTATGCGGCTTTTAACCGTAACTTTGCCACCGAACCTAAGTTTATTACTTGGATGCTGAGAAACGTGCATCAGGAAGTTTATACAGGTCCGGTTCAATCGGTAAAGGGAATAGATCGACCAGTGTTCCAGATTTCTATTTTTACGCAACAGATAGAAGATGGTTTCACTATTTCCAACCAAATACTACAATCGCTACACGGTTATAGCGGATTGTTTGGTGGTGCAACTAACGGGTTTCAAATATCCAAAGCAGATGTGTTTTGGTTATATAACTCGTATGATAACGATGAAAAACTGGCTCAGATTTTCCTCGACTGCACCTTAGACATTCCAACATAAGACAGCCAACCATTTTTCAAAGGATTTAACATGGCACTTCCCAATAAAGTTCTACCTGGGTTTTCGGCTGCGCTGTATGCCCAATCTGGCGCATCTCCGACTGCGCTGACTCTTACTCAACTGTCAACCTTGGCAAGCGTTGCAGCTATTGCTGTTTCGGGTAACTTGGTTCCTGTTGAGGCAGTTCCTGCTTTTGGTCAGGATGATGCAGTTGCAAACTTCTCTGTGGCTGGATCGCGTCAATCGGACAAAATTCCTACTCAGTCTGCCCCTACTTCAATGAGCGTGACTGCTGCTTGGAATCCTTCTGATTCTGTTTTGTTGCTGTTGCGTGGCGATGCTTACTCTGGCATCGTGGATCGTACTTTTGTTATTTCCGCAACTGATGGAACTAACATTGTGTATTACGCTTTCAACGGTCGTGTGTCTCAATTCACCATTGACGCACAGCCTGGTGCAGAAGCTAAGTGCAACTTCACTATCCATCCTCGCGGCAACCTGTATGGTTGGTCTAACAACGCCTAAGGAACAATCATGGCAGCACCTAACAAAATTCTTCCTGGCTTTAGTGCATCGTTGTGGATGCAAAGCGCGGCAACTCCTACAGCTTTGACCACTGCTAACTTGTCAGTTTGGTCGGGTCAAGTGGCTACGATTGTGGGCACTACGGCTAACGGCACTGGTTCTGCTGGTGTTCAAGTTCCGGTGGAGGCTGTCCCTGCGTTTGGTCAAGATGACGCTGTGGCTAACTTCTCGGTTGCTGGTTCGCGTCAGTCTGACAAAATCCCAACCCAATCTGCTCCTACCTCTTTGAGTGTTACGGCAGCATGGAATCCTTCAGATACGGCTTTGTTGCAGATTCGTTCTGATGCGTATTCTGGCATTGTGGATCGCACGTTTGTTGTGGCTGCTGTGGACGGAACCTCGACTGTTGCTTATGCGTTTAACGGTCGCGTCAGTCAGTTCACGATTGATGCTCAACCAGGCGCAGAAGCAAAATGCAACTTCACGATTCACCCTCGTGGAAATCAATATGGTTGGAGTAACACCTAATGGAACTACAAGCCGCACTTGATGAACTGACCAGCACTTACAAAGACCTTGATTCAGTGGCTCGGGGTCTTCAGGTGAACGGTAAGGAAGTTGCAGACGCTTTGGCAGATGCGGAACCCGACTCTGCTGAAGCTGTTGCTTTGAGGGTTTTGGCAAAATACAACCCATACACACCTAAAAAATAAAATATGAAAATACAAGACACTAATGATTTGCTGAGTTTTTTAGTAACCCAATCTGATTCTCGAAAAGATTGGTTTGGGTTTACTCAGCAAAAACTGACAGCCATTACATTAGCGCATGAAATTGCGGCTAGACACGCAGACAAATTTACGCCTGAACAGGTTGTGGACTATGTGTCTAAGTTAAACAATCTTCTTTTTCTGAGGCTGATTAAACCAGGGGCATGAAATGACAACCTTCAAAATTGAAGGCTTGAAAGATGTTTATGCTGCGTTTGAACAGCTTGCGAATGACATTGGCGACAAGAAAGCCCAAAGTTCTGTTTTAGTTCCTGCTGTGCGTGAAGCCATGCAACCAGTATTGGAACAGGCTATAACCAACGCTCCTAAAGACACTGGTGGGTTGGCATTGTCCCTTCAGATTGAAGCCCGTAGACCCACTAAAAGGGATCGCAGGTCTAAATATGTCAGTGAAACCGATACAGTCATTGCTGCGGTTACTACGGCATCAGGACAAAAGTTAGCCAAGATGAGTACAGGAAAAGGTCTTGTATCTTCTAGGCGTAAACTGCAAAAGCTAGGCGTGGCAAATGCTGATAAATTCATGGGAATTCAAGGCGATGCCAGAGCAATAGCGCAAGAGTTTGGGTCTGCTCACAATGGGGCACAGCCTTATCTTAGACCTTCTTTAGAATCTCAGTCTCAATCAACCGTCAAGAAACTGGGTGAAGTTTTAGGAAGACGGATCAATCAATACAGGATGAAAACAAGATGAGTAAATTAGGCGCAGCATTTGGTGACAAATACCAAGCAAAACGCAAAGACATTCTGACTCGGACTTTTGAACTTGGAGGACATATCTTCAAAGTTCGGATTCCTTTGGTTGCAGAATCGGACGCAATGTATAAACGCATTGAAACTCCAGATGAAGCAAGGGTTGAACAAGTCTACAAAGAAATGACTGAACCATTGGAAAAATTCAGAGGCTCGGATGAGTTTCAGTTTTTAGAAAATGATGTGATGATTGGCGACCGATCAATGCGAGAGGCGGCACAAAACAAAGTCTTGACTGAAGCACGAATTACTGAATTTTTTAAGTTGTTAATTCCTGAAGTGCCAGAGACAACGCTGGACGATTTGACTTATGCAGACATTGAATCTGAATTTCCTTTGTCTGTTCAGCTTCAAATAATTGAGAAGATTGGCGAAGCAATTAGCCCAACTTACAGGGAATCTCGAAAAAACTAATTGGCTCGTTAAGGCGTCAAGTTGAATGCGCCATGATCTTTAACGGGCACACCCATGATTCCATAGCGGATTTGGACGATGTAACAATGGCGCAGATTCAGACTATGTATGCCGATGGAATTATTGGTAATGCTGGATTGCTTAACCAATTAGGCGGGTTAACCAATGGCATCTTTAATTACATACGTCCTGCCAATTCCTCACCTTATAAACTAGCCAACATTTTGGGTCTTGCGTATGATTACATTTATCCTCCGCTGACGCCTGAACAACAAAAAGATGCGGTAAACAATAGTTTATTGGCTTTTATGAGCCAAGCCCCTGGATTTGATAAAACAATGTTTGAGGTGAGCAATGGCTAACATGATCGCTCGACTTGGCGTTTTGCTAGGTCTGGATACCGCAGAATTCAATAAAGGTCTTGAACAGGCTGGAAAGAAACTTGACCAGTTCGCTCAAGCTGCGGAGCGTTATGGAAAAATTGCCGCTACTGCTTTGATTGCATCAGGTGCGGCTGCTCTCAAATATGCTGATGACATTGCTGACGTTGCAAAAGCCAACGATGTAGCAATTGATTCTGTTCTCAAACTTCAAAACGCATTAGCCAACAATGGTGGCGAGGCAGAAAACGCAGGTAAGTTACTTGCGTCATTTACTAAGTTTGTTGACGAAGCCGCTAAAGGTTCTTTTGAAGCTCAAAAACATTTTGCCAAAGCTGGCGTTACTCTTAAAGATTTAAGTTCTCTTTCTACACAAGATTTATTCCAGAAAACAGTTTCTGGCATTGCGGCTATTGAAGACCCTCTTACTCGAAATGCTCGGGCAATGGAGGCTTTTGG